AAAACCATGAAAACAGTAGAAGAAAACTTTTATATGTCCCTGATCCAAATACAATTGGCTAATGAAGCATGGTTATATGCTTTTTTATATAACTAAAACTATGATAAAATTATTTTACCTAATGACCATATTCTTTATGTTATATGAGTTATACAATATTACTAAACCATACAAACTTTATAATGCTAGAATGCTTACTAAAGATGATACAACAATTCATCTTAATGTCAGATATATTAACATTATTAGTATTATGTATGGTGTTTGGTTATACATTGGAGCAGTTTTTACAAATCATGAAAGAATATTTATATCAATAATATTAATAGGATTAATTACTGATTTATTTAAAAGAAACAAAAGCTATTATAATACTATGGGCTTAATCTCTATTAAATCAGCAAGTTGTGCCTTAATATTAGGTGTTTTATTCTACTTACATTATATGAAATGATAGTTCAAGTAGTCAAACCAACAACAGCAACTTCTTCCTACAAGAAAGTACAGTTACAACAATTAAGAAATAATGCTATATTTGCAAAATCTTATTTTGGACAAAAATTAACTGAAGATATTCTGGGTGAAAAAGGTGAGTATTTTTAATCTGGTAGTTTTTAGTACTCACACACCCAGACAACATTGGTTCTGTAGCTCAGGAGGATAGAGCAATTCACTTCTAATGAATAGGCCCCAAGTTCGAATCTTGGCAGGATCACTAATTAAACCAACTATTATGATAGACATAGACAACTACACAAATCAACAGATTAAAGATGAGTACTTAAAAAGTATTCAGATTATGGAAGATTACCTTATTGACAATAAGTTAGGAGCCACTACTCCTAATGGAGAATACAATTATGATTTTCTACTTATGTCAAATCATACACATAAACTATTACAGACTAGGAAGTCTTTAAAAGAAGATAGAAAAAATGATGTAACTATAGGTGATATATCATGAGAAATATAATAGCTACACTACTGATAATCAGTAACTTAAGTTTATTTTCTCAAATAGATTTAAATGTAAGCATGCTTGAGTTAGATAACTTCTATACTAATGTTACATTTCAATCTGTAAAAGAATGGGAAAAGCCAGATCAACCCAATGTAAAATATTTTGCAGCTGATTTTGGCTACCAAGAGTATTACTACATTACTGACTCTATGACTATAGTAAACACATGCTTATTCAAGTTTAATAAGTTTAGATTACCCTCTCTTATATGGTTATACAATCAACAGTATAAAGTTATTAAGACAAATGAAAGCTGGGAATATCTTATTAATATGAACTATCATGTGATTGTCACTATAGAGAAGAATGAGACAATAGAAAGCAATGAGTACTTTATTGTACACACTTTGCAATTCGCGAATTAAGAATTAAATATTATGAGTAAAATATGGAACACTCCTATGAATACTCCATTAAAGTCTAGCCGGTTAGTAAGAAGAGTCATACTTGATGAAAACTTACCTGCTGGCTGGCCTATAAAATGGGGAGGTAAATATGATATACCTATAAATGGTAAGCTTATTCCTACAGATCTTACAAGTCTTGATTGGACAGGAAACCAATGGAAAGATTTTATTAACAAACATAAACAATACTAATATGAAAATAACTAAAAGTAAAATAAAAAGAGAATTAGAAAAAAATTATGGATGGGTTGATTTAGATGTTAAAGATGAGCATTTTAGAATGATTGATACTTTAATAAAAGATACTTTAAAAATTGTAGATGAAATTTTAAGAGAACAAAAAGGAATATCAATTAAATAAACAAGAATAATATGGATGATAAAGAAAATATCATAAAATGGATAGCTCAAAGAATTAAAGATGAGCAAAAAAAACATGAGAATAATATTCCTGATTGGCATGAAATTGCTGCAAGAAAGATTTATGCTACTTATGATATAAAATTAAAACAAGAAGTTGATGTTGTATGCCCAAAATGTAAAGGAGTTAATGAATATCTTATAAGTGATAAAGGTGATTATAAGTGTGCTTATACAGATTGCCAACATAAATTTTAACAAAACAAGACTAATATGATAGAAAAAGTAACTAGAAAGTCTATGCTTATTAGGCCTAGTGGTAGGTCAACTGATTTTATATCTCCTAGCTTTGGACATGGTTGCTTATATGAATGTTCTTATTGTTATATGAAGAGACATAAGTCTCAAGGATTAACTATTGCAACTAATACTGGTGATATTCTTACTGAGATAAATAGTCATGTATGGTTTACAGATGTACAGAAGCCTAATCAAACACATGATACATATATTACTTATGATATATCATGTAATGAAGACTTTGCTTTACATTTAAAGTATCACAACTGGGAAAAAATATTTGATTTTTTTAAAGACCATGATTTAGCTATGGGCTCATTTGCTACTAAATATGTAAATGAAAACTTACTTAACTATAATCCAGAAGGAAAAATAAGAATAAGATTTAGTTTAATGCCTCAGATATATGCTGATCAGTTAGAACCTAATACTAGTAGTATTGATGAAAGAATAAAAGCTATTGATAAATTTATTAATGCAGGTTATGATGTTCATATAAACTTCTCTCCTGTAATAGTAACTAAAGACTGGTTAGTAGAGTATGGAGATTTGTTTATAAAAATAAACAGTTTTGTAAAAAACAAAGACAAAGTAAAAGCTGAGGTAATATTTCTTACTCATAATGAAGGTAAGCATCAGTATAACTTAGCTAATAATCTTCCTGGTGAAGACTTATTATGGAACCCAAGTATACAAGAAGCAAAGATATCACAATATGGTGGAGAAAACATCAGATATAGACATGATCTTAAAGCTAAGTATATAGAACAATGGGTAGAACTTCATGATCAGATAATACCTTGGAATACAATAAGATACATATTTTAAAATAATAACATGGAAAATAAAAATAAATTGATAGCTGAGTTCATGGGTTATATTTACTTTAAAGAAAAGGTAAATGTAGAAAATGAATGGAGTTGGGATATATTAGATGTGTATTCAAAAATACCTATTGAAACATATTATATACCTGAATATGATGAAACATACTTTGCAATGTTACCAAACCCAGACTATGGAAAAGAAAATCCAATAACTTGGAATCCAGATATAAAACATTTATCTTGGGAATCATTAAATCATGGTGAATATTTAACTAATTTAAAATATCATGAATCATGGGACTGGTTAATGCCATTAGTAGAAAAGATTGAATCATTAGATTTATCTGAATATGGTTATCAGTGGGAAGGTTTAGATGGAGAAACTGAGTATAATAATCAAAATATTTGTGTTGAGATAGAAAGAAATCAATGTTGGATTTATATGAATTTACAACTAGACCCTTTACATACTATTAATGCTGAAACATTTAATAAAAAATGTGATTCTAAAATAGAAGCAGTATATAGTGCTGTAGTAGAGTTTATTGAATGGTACAACACAATTAAACAATAATAACATGGAAAAAATACAAAAAACAGCATTAAAAAAAGTAAGGACAGCTAAGCCTTATAATTCACCAAGTAAGATTACAACATTTGTAAATGGTTACAATAAAGGTCAAGCTGATCTTATTCAAAATACTGCTGGTTTTACAGAAGAAGCAATATCTCAAATAATTCTTATTGTTAATATGAATAATATTGAAACTGCTACGGAACTTCTTAAAGAACAGTATGTAATTATTAATAAAACTAAATTAAGATAGTATGAAAAAAATAGCAATTGTATTATTAAAAGGTAGTTTAGGATTTTTATTTAGTTATCTCTATGGTTCATTTTACACTTTAACATTTGATATATCAAATTGGACAGAATTAGTAAGATTAGCAGTAGTTTTATTTGGATCTGTTGCATTTATTATGTTAGCATTTTTTACAGATGATGAATTAAAATAAAAAATAATACTATGGAAAAAACAGCAATTGAATATTTAATTGAACAATTTGAATCTTATGATTCTTACCAAATTAAATTATTTCATAATGAAATAAATACTGCCAAAGAAATGGAGAAACAACAGATTATTGATTTTTATTGTCATACCAATCCAGACGATGTGCTTTTAAAAGAGTTTGCTGAACAACATTATAATAAAACATTTAAACAAGACTAACATGGAAACACTTATAACAGAAGAATTATTAAAACAATGTGGTTGGACAAAGTATGCTTATAATGCTCATACTACAAGGTTTATTCATGAAGATAGTTGGTATGAAATAGAACAACATGGTTCTAAATATCCATTTGTCATAACTAGTGAAGAAGTTTTAACTACACATTATATATGTCATGATACAACTATGGAAAGTTTACAAAGATCATTTAAACAACTAAATAAAAAAGAATTAGTATGGAAGCTTCAAAAGTAAAAGAGATAGCTCTTGACATGATCTTTAAGTTTTACAATAAATCAGACAATGCAGTACAATCTGCTGCTGATGAAGTAAGTAAAACTATAAAAGATATCAAGAAGACTAAAGGCCCAGGATGGGAAGAAAGAATTAAAAACATGGAATTAATCAAAGCTGAAATACTGGACAATGGAACTAAATAAGGTAATGACTGCTGAAGAAACAGCCCGGGAAATAATGAGACAACATTATATTGAAAACTATAAGACCTATGCTGATTATGATATGAGTAATGCTAAGCAACATGGTTTAATTACAGTTAAGTTTATGTATAAACAGTTGATTATATCTCATAAAAAATTAGTAGCTAGTGGTGTAACTAAATCCTCTGTAGAAGAGACAAGCACCTATAAGTTTTTAGAGGAAGTAAAAGCTCATATAAACAGTTTTGAAGGTTCAATTTTAGACAGTGATCAATAA